GGTCTAGACGTAGGGGCGCTTGTTGGTGAAATAGTCGGACCAACGGTTGGTGTGTTGTTTAGAGGTGTTGATGGAACGGTAGGTGCGGTAGAAGAAATAGAATATTTTCCGGTTCCACTCAACTTCACTCGCGTTCTCAATGATCTCTTCAAGGGTTTTGCGGTAGCCCCTTTTGTGTAGTACTCCAGCCACATCTTGGCAAATTCAGTATCTTCAGGACTACCCAGATTAATATCAGGCAAACGGTATAACCACCCATTAGCTTCTACTGCCTCCTGCATATCAGTTGGCGAAAATTTGTAGCCATGCATATGTGACATTTGATCAGATTTGATTAAAGCCACCTCATCATATAGATTGTCTGGGGGTGGTAACCCCATTTTATAGTTTGGATACATATAAAACATTGTAGCCAAAAGATTTAATAAGGACAACTCTTCCTTCTCCTCGGGAGTATAGACCTGAGGAATGGGTATCCAAGGATCAGTTGTTCCATCCACATTTTCATATCCGGATTGTGGTACATACATGCCAATAATATTATCATAAATAGCGTCACTACAGTCATCATCATCATAAGACAATAAAGGTGACCTGGTGATAAAATTCTTAGCAAGTGAAGGTACGCGTTCTTCTTTACGAAGCCTTCGCAGCCTCCGGATATCTTCATACGTGCGCATCATTGAAGCAACTTGCGCTTTCGTATATACGGGCTCATCCGTCCCTTGTGATGATTTACGTGCACCACGCACGGTAGGGGGGCGAGAATTTGACTTCGAGCTCTCGCTGCTCCTTGTATTAGTAGTGTTTCCCATGCAATACTCATTGCCACTTTCACAGGAAAGAAGTGACTGAGGGTTTGGACTATATTTCCCCTGGGAAGCGTTGATCTTGATGTCCGCAAGATCCCCGTAATCAGTCCCAAGGTACTTCTCCCTCCAATCGGTAAGGAGTTGGTCAAAATCAGCATATATGATTTTATCGCAGTGTATTTCTAGATCGTGCTTTTTCACAATCTCTAGCAGCTGTTTGCGTCGCTTATCGAAAACAAGTCTCCCGTATAGGAACCACTCTCGAAGAGCTCCGCATATGCAAACAGCTGCCAGTTGGTGTCTAGTTAATTCTTTAGATGCCAAATTGGAATGCAAAGATTTAAAAATAGACTTCTCATCCAATAAACCATTGTACGTTCCAAATTCTGGAATGTATAGAGAGTCTCTCTTCAGAAAATTTACCTCCCCTTTTGGTCTAAAGGGAGGAATGATGGGTGTTTTATCAGGGGCAGTGTATTCTAAACCATATACTAACATATGTTCAGAAATATTAACACAAGTGTAACTATCGCCTAAACGACTATGG